AGCGTAATCCGTGTTACTACGCCGCACTACAGCGTTCAAAACATCAATAGTAGAAGCTCCGAGAGAATAGTTTCCCGTTCCCTGAGTTAAGCTTACCGTGGCCTGCTCAATGGTCCATTGGTTCAAACCACGGTTGGCCCAATCGCCCAGCATCAGGTTCAACGACCGCTTGGCCGTTTTAAGGTCATAACCAGTACGGACTTCCAGCCCGCACCGCTCAAAAGCCTCTTCGATGTAATCGCTTACATCTAGCTCAAAGTTTGTTGAACCCGAAACAGCCATATTTATAGGCCTTTACTTGGGCAAGAGCTACGCACCGCCGCCTTACCTGAAGGGTCACCCCCGTTTCTCAATTTCACAGGTCCGCCGCGCATTTTTTTAATTGGCGCTTGCTTCTTCTTGGCCATCTTTCTATTTGATCCCGGCATCGCATAATCTCCTGTAGGTTTCTTGCCGCTCGTCCCAAAGATGTGCCATCTCTGGGTCTTTTAGGTAATTCTCATAATACCCTTTTTCTCTAAGCATTTCCGCCGATTTTTCCAGCTTGGACAGCCTCTGAATAAAGGTTATTGCATACAAATCATCGACCACCGGCTCAAAAGGCACGTCAAACGCCTCCTCTTGCGCGTCATCCGGGTGAAAGCCCATGACCCACAGGTCTTTTTGAATGAAAAAACCCATAGAAATAGCATGGTTAATTGAGGCAATGTAGTCGTGAAAAGACTCCGCGTCAGGCTCATATTGAAACTCAACGTAACAAATCACATCCCAGCGGTCGTCAAACTGAGATAGCGCCGAGTATAAACCCTGACGTTTGGCGGTATAGCTAAAGCAAAACCCGACTTTGTCGTTAGCCCAAGCCGTTTGAGCATAAGGACAGGCCGGAAGATTGTTAAAAAACGGGTGCGGAGCTTCCAAAGCTTGTTTAGACCAAGCCTTGATTTCCTCCATAACGCCTTTTTCTACGTCCATGATCAGGCATACCTAGTTTTTTTTCGGCGGTTAGACATCACCGCACCACAACCTTTATGATTTTTTCGCACTTCTCCGCCACAAGCGGCCATTTGCACCTTGGCCGCCTTGGTATTTGAAACAACCTGCTGTCCTTGCGCGCCCGCTTTTTTCTTTTTGCGCGCCGTAGCGGCACGTTCTGACTTGCTAAGGCTTTGTGCTTTAGCGCGCGGCAAACAACGATCAGGGTTTTTCTTGTTCTCAGACGTGCCACACTCGCCAGCAATGTTGCCACTGCTGTCGATACGAACCCACTCTTGGTCGCGCCATTTTTTAAGCTCGCCCATCAGGCTTTGCCTTTTGCTTTCTTGGCATAATTAGGATCTTTGCAATATTTGCTGGCCGCCATATTGGCGTAAGCAGATGGGTAAGTGTCAAACGTGCGTTTGGCCCATGCCTTTCCCGCCGGACAGATCTTACTGCCTCGGCTTTTGCTTGACGCCTCACCACCTTTACGCATGTACGTAACGGTGACTTTTCCCTGCTTGGGACCTGTTCTTACCCTAGATCCGCAACTGCTCATGTCAACTCCAAAGCTTGGCCGCAAATGGCGAGACAATAATAAGAATGGCTAAACCCCAAATCTTCATGTCTAAGCGCGTCAATGCTTCAGAGTTTTTTGACACCATATCTTTTTGGTCGTCCAGCCGCTCTTCAATTCGCTTATATCGCAAATTGCATTCCGCTTCGTGTTTTTCTAGCCGAGATAATACTTCCTCTACCTTCATGTCTACCACGCCTTGCAAGACCAATACCTAGCTGAAAACTTATCTTTGGCCGTGTCGCAAGAATGCCTAGCCCTAAAGTTACTTCTACGAGCCGGTTGATCCTTTTTAATCGACATGTTGGGATCGCCAAAACGAACAAGCTTTACTTCTGTCCCTTTCTTGGCTAAAACGGCACTTTTTTTCGATTTTCCCGGCGTTTTCTTGGGTTTGTTGTACCCAGAAAACGTTTCACCGCGATACTGCAAACGACCAGAAGGGAGTCTTTTTACGTCTTTGGTGGTAGCCATTACGCCAAAGTATCCCCATTTTTGATGTAGATAATTTCAAAAGCCGCCGATATATCAAACGACACCGAGTTGGATGATGATATTGCCCTTATCTCAATGTCCGACTTTTCGGTTATCTTGGTCGGCACGGTAAATGTTTCTTCGACGTGCATCCCTGTTGTCAGCGACTTAACATCCTTTGACTGAAATACTTCGCCATACGGCCTAATTGCCAGTATTAACTTACAGACCGCAGGCGTGTTGGATGTTGTTCCATTTGAAATGTCGTACTGAAGAAGGTACGCGGTATAACCGGCAGGCACCGTCCACAGCGCCATCAAGCTCTGATTTGAGCCGTTTACGCCGTTAATGCTGGCATAAACATTCGCGGGGACGCCGGAGGTAACAGTGCCTGTTCCAGTGTAAATAACACCTGCGTTAGCGCCGCCAGAACCAGCAGATCGCACAATCATCCGATTGACCCGCAGGTATGATTTGGTGGTGCTTACGGCTGTCTGCCCGTTTAGGGTGACAGTTTCAGATATTTCATTGTAATCGGCGTCCAGTCCAAAAACAGTCACCGTTCTTGCGCCCGTCCCGGCACTAGTATCGGCAGTCGAGCTACTGGATACGGTCATCACCGACGCAGTGGGCGGGTAAACATAAAGACCGCCCTCCGCCCATATCGTTTCTAAGCTGTCGCCAACAGTGGGGTTGTTGCCAAACTTGAACAACGCATGGTGGTAGGCAATTTGCCCCCGCGCTACCTGAAGTTCAAAAGGCTCACTTGTACCAACTCTAGATATGGAACTAACTTCGCGCGACATTTGACAACCTTAGCTGTAAAACACTGTCAGTGCAGTGATATTAGTTAACGTTCCAATATAAATATCAGACACCTTAATCCCCTCGTCGGGAATGTTGACCGAGTGCGTTTCGCTTGCAACAAAGTCAAGATCCAGCACGGTACTGCCGCCGTTGCCATCCGTGACGGTCAAACGTGGAGTACCCGTGGTGGTCAAGACTTGAATCTGGCGAATACGCGCAGGCCCCACACCAGCGGAGCCTGTCCCGGTCAGACGTTTTGATTTTACGTCTGAATTAGCCATTTAGCAGACCCTCTAGTTGATTAGCCTGCCGAAACAGTCAATACGCCGGAGTTACTCCAGATCTGACCCGCTACAGAAGGATCGGATGTTGGAAGGTCCTTGATAATTACAACGCTGTTAGTGCCATCGTGAGTAATTGAAATGTTTTCAGTTACCGCGCCTGTGCTAGCGTTCTTGGTGATGTCTTTAAAACCGTTCTCAGAACGAACGGGACCGTTGAAAGTGGTATTAGCCATGGAAGTCTCCTGTCGTGGCAAATGTCATTCGCCCCATGCGAATGTCAGGATACGGGTATTTTATACGGAAAAAGAAAGGGCGGCAAATGCCGCCCTTGGTAGATCAAAAGATCTATTAGGCTCCGGGGGAGCCGAACACGCAACGCCAATCGGAAACACCGAAACTGTAACGCTCACGCGCCTTAAAGCGCATGTTGCCAGTGTCAAAGTCACCTTCCATCGCAGTCTTGATGGGGCTACGGTTGAACAGCTTAAAGCCGTTAGGAGCATCGGTCTTGATGAAGAACGCGTCCGTATCGGTCAAGAAGTGGTTCACCACAGCGCCGTCAGGGATCATACCCATAGACTTCATTGCGTTGGTGTCGTTGTCAGCCGTACCCGGACGGAGGTTGGAGTTAATAACTCGCTCTGCAATAAATTGCAGTTCCTTCGGGATAATCAGCTTCATGCCACGTACCGCGATCTTCAGACCACGCTCATCCGTGAAACTAGCGATGTCAATCAGCATTTGCTCAAGAGAAGTCTCGTTGAGGTCTGCGGCGACTGACAGTTGGTTACGCTGGTTACCAGACAGAGAGGGGTGTGCAGAAGAACACAGAGCCGCACCGTCACCTACCGGAGCAGACGTGCTAAAGGCGTTGTTCAGGATAGAAGCGGCCTTAATCTGCTTGGTTTGTGACATTGAACGTGCCAAGGCACGGGTATAGCGAGAAGCAAGACGGTCGTACAGGTTATCTTCAATTGCTTCCTCAGTGATTGAGAAGGCAAGAGCGATAGTTTCGTGAGTGTAACGAGCAGTGAAAGTCTCCTGCGCGTCATCAAACGAAATAGCACCACCTTCTGACTTAACCGGCGCAGTGCCG